CTGCCCTTATCCCCTCCGGACCCCCCAGACTGACAACGGCCCGGGCCGTCCCGTCCCGGGCGGCGGCCGTGTGGCCCGGCTCACACCGGCCCGTCCCGGCCGCCGTCGTCGGCGTTAAGTTTGATGCCTCGAAATTATTTCGACGGCGGGTACGATTTCCGAATGGCTACCGAACCTCTGTTCGATGTCCCGGTCCGGCCCGGTGGTCGGGTCCGGGTGGCGCTTGACGCCCGGCTCGACGTGTTGCGGACGGCCGGGGCCGACGTCCCTGAGGACCTGGCCGTCGTGTGTCAGGCGTTGGCGGACCGGGTCGACGCCGCCAACTCGGGCGGGGACCGTCGGGGGTATGTGATGTTGTCGGCCGAGTACCGGGCGGCCCGCCGGGACCTGTTGGAAGGGTTGGTGCTCCCCAGTGACGGCGGACCTGACAGTCTCGAATCGGCCATTGCCGAGTTCCGTGCTGCCACGGCTGGCAACGACGCGGGACCCGTCCCGGCCGAGTAGTGACCTCGGTGCGTTCGTCGCGTTTTGCCACAACCGGCGGCGGTGGCTCCCGTGGCAGGCGTTGACGTCCGGTGTTCTCGGTGAGCGGTTGCCGGACGGTTCGGCCGCGTTTCCCATCGGGGTCGTCATGGTCCCTCGACAGGCGGGTAAGACGACGTGGGTGTTTGACGACCTACTCGGCCGGTGTCTGGAATTGCCGGACTACCACTGCGCCTATACGGCACAGACGGGGGCCATGGCATCCGAACGGTTCCAAGAGCGGCTAGGGCTACTGGCCGGTACCCGGCTCAACCCGTACGTCAAGGGCCGCCGGTCGCAGGGGTCCGAGAGGATGACCGTCCGGGGTCAGTCGTACATCAAGGCGTTTCCGCCCCGGGACGGGGCGTTGCGCGGGTCGGCCCTCGATTGCGTCGTGATTGACGAGGCGCAGGAAATTGACGAGCTACTCGGGACCGCCCTCGACCAAACGATTCTGCCGACGTTCACGACCCGCCGACGGCGGCAGTTGATCTTGATTGGGACGGCCGGTAACGACACGTCCAAGTACCTGGCCCGGTACCTGGCGTTGGCCCGGGGCGGGGCCGACGGGGTGGCCGTCGTCGAGTACGGGGCCACCGAGGACGACGACCCGACGGACCCGGCCGTGTGGTGGCGGGTTCACCCGGGGTTGGCCGCCGGGCTCACCGACGAATCGGCGTTGCGGTCCGCGTTGCAGGTCATGGGCGTCGAGGGGTTCGCCCGGGAGTACCTGAACGTGTGGGCCAACAGTGGCGGGCCCCGGCTCATTCTCGGCAAGACGTGGAACGCCCTGCGGCGGGTCAAGGCGGAACCCCGCCCGGGGACGTCGCCCGTCCTGGCCGTCGAGGTCGCCGCCGACCGGTCCGCCACTGCGATCATGGCGTGTTGGCCGGACCGGGACGGGGTCCCCGTTCTCGAGGTCGTCGAGTACCGGCCGGACACCGAGTGGGCCGGGCCCCGGCTCGACGAACTACGCCGGGCACACCGGCCGCCGATGATCGTGGCCGCCGATGACGGGCCGGTCGTGACCGTCGTCGACCACGCCCGGCGGTTGGGTGTCACGATTCGGACCACGAACAAAACGGAGTACGCAACGGCATGTCAAGCTACTTTCGACGCAATCGAACACGGCCGGGTCGGACACCGGAACGAACAACCACTGAACGCGGCCGTCGGCGGGGCCGCCAAACGGCCCATGGGGGACGCGGGATGGGGTTGGGGGCGGCGGATGTCGACGGCGGAAGTTTCACCGCTCACGGCCGGTTCACTGGCATTCTGGGGCAACCAACGACGCCCGGCCCGCCCTATGGTCGACGCGTGACCGAAACACGCGTACGGGCCGACCTGGCGTTGATAGCGCTGATCGTGGCGGTTGCCGTCGGGGCCGTGGTGTTCTCGTTCGCCCGGCCGCAGGACCCCCCGGCGTCGTCCTGGCCGGTCGTCTGCCGCGTCGTTCAACCGGAGGATCTGCCGTGAAACTGACCAACGCCCAACGGTTGCCGTGCGGGTGCGTGATTGGGGACGGGCCGGGTGACGCGTTCGTGATGCAACCGTGCTCCCCAACGTGCGAGTACTACCGGTATTTCCTGGCCGAAAGCGCACGGCAAGGCAAACCGATTTCGTACGTCCCTGACGTCGTCGAAGGACCGCTAGCGGTCGATGACGGGGCGGCCGCTGACGGGTCGGTCGGGGACGTCTAACCCGAGCATTCCGTAGAGCTTGGCAACCGGGACGTGACGCCGCCCGCCTAGCGTGATGGTCGGCAGTTCCCCCGATTCGGCGGCCCGCCGGGCGGTCCGCTCACTCATCCCGAGTAGTTGCCCTGCAACGGATACCGTCACGATGGGCACGGTCCACGGGTTTGGAAGCGAAACCATGGGGTGACTCTGTCACGTGCGGCCGACAACGGTCATGTACGGCCTGCAACGGCCATTGACCTATCCGTGACCGGGTTCGGCGGCCATTGTTGGGCCCCATGGGCATCTTCGGTAAGGGTTCCGCGTTGGCCGGGGCCGCCGGGTTAGCGGCCAACCTGCCGAGACTGCAACCGCAGGTACAGGCGTGGACATCCTCGACGCTCGACGCCGTGGTGTGGGCGGACATCTTGGGCGGCAACGTGGCCCCGACGTCCCGGGCCGACGCCATGGCCGTTCCGGCGGTGGCCCGGGGCCGTCACCTGACGGCCGGTACGGTGGCCCGGCTCCCGCTGGCGGCGTACCGGGGGGACGTCAAAGTCGAACCGTCCCCGTATTGGATGCAAGGGACCGACGGCGGTATCGGGGACCTGTCCGTCAAGTCGCAGGAAGCGACCGGCATCGAGCCACAATCCCCGTTCCAACGCATGTTGCACACCGTCGACGACCACCTGTTCTATGGCGAAAGCCTATGGGCGGTAACGCGTGTCGACCCCGAGGACGGCCGCCCGGCCCGGTTGCTACACGTCCCGTGGCACGGGTGGGACCGGGTCTACGTCGAGGAACGGGCCGCGTACGAGTTCACCGACGCCGGGGGTGAACCCCTCGGGTTCCCGGTGATCTACATCCCCGGGCCCCATGAGGGCATCCTCAATTTCGCCCAACGGACCATTCGCACGGCCACGTCGTTGGAACAGTCGGCGGCGGACACGGCGGCCCGGCCGTTCCGCATCGAGCTACATCAAACGACCGACATCGAGTTGACGAAATCGGAACGGGCCGAACTGATCAACGCAACCCGGTCCGCCCTGGCCGACAACAACGGGGTCCTGTTCACCAACGCCGCCATCGAGACCAAGGACCACAAGCTAGACGCGGCAAGCGATTTGCTCATTGCCGGGCGGAACGCGTCCGCCCTCGACATCGCCCGGGATATCTCGATGCCCGCCGCCATGCTCGACGCCGTACAGGTCGGGGCGTCCCTGACGTACGAAACGACACAGGGCCGGTCGTTGCAATGGCTCGATTACGGCCTGCAACTGTACGTGGACGCCGTCACGTCCCGGTTGTCGATGGACGACGTTTTGCCCGCCGGTCAACGCGCCGCGTTTGACCTGTCAACGCTCACGGCCCCGGCGGCAATGCCGACCGGCCCGGCAACGGAGGACTGAACATGCGCCTAACTCTGATCGCCCCGGTTCCGGCGGTGGCCGCCGACCTGGCCGACGACAAACGAACGATTACCGGTATGGCGTTGCCGTACGGGAAGGTCGGCCGGACGTCGGCCGGGCCGGTCACCGTCCGGGCCGGGGCCATTGCCATTCCGACGGACCTGCGGCGGTGCAAACTCTTCCGGGAGCATGGCCGGACAACCCCGGTCGGGTACGCCGTGGCCGCCACCGAGGCGCAGGACGGCCTGCGGATGTCGTTCCGGGCCGCCGGGACCCCGGACGGGGATACCGCCCTGTTGGAAGCGTCCGAGGGGGTCCGGGACGCCCTGTCTGTCGAACTCGACGACGTCGTCCTCGACGACAAAGGCAACGTCACGAAGGCGTCCCTGGCGGCCGTGGCGTTGACCTCGATACCGGCGTTTGCCGACGCCCGGCTCATCGCGTCCGACACCGACCCCAAACCTAAGAACGACGACGACGCCGACGACCAGGACGACGACGACGACCAGGACGACACCGACGAACCGGGAGACAACGTGACACCGAGTACGCAACAAAATGTGGTCGTCAACCCGCCTGCCGGGCCGACCGGCGGGGCCGTGGCGAACCGCCGCCGGGGCCGTAAGGGGGTCGGCGGGTTGTCCCTCGACGCCGCCATGCAACGCGTCGTCAATGCGGTGAACGGGCAGTATGACGCGGCCGTGATCAACGCCGCCCTGTCCGACGTCGTCCCGGCCGACGACACGTCGAACGGGGCGTTTCTCCGCCCACAGTGGGTGGATGAGCTTTGGTCACCTATCGACCTACGCCGCCCGTACGCCAATTCGGTGTCCAAGGGTGTGCTCACCGGTCTGAAGGTCTACGGCTGGAAATGGGGCACCCGACCGGTTGTCGGCCCGTACGCCGGTAACAAGACGGCCATCCCGTCCAACAAAATCGGGTTCGGACCGGCCGAGGCGGACGCCACCCGGCACGCCGGTGGGTGGGATGTCGACAACGTGTACGTGTACCTCGGGGACGGGTCGTTGTTGACGGCCATTTTGCAGGCGGCCGCGCAGGATTACGCGCTCAAACAAGAGGCGTTTCTGTCGGACGAAATCGCAACCGCCGCAACCGCCGCCACGGCCACCGATTTCGTTGATGGGCTCAACGTGATTGCCGGGACCCTGGCCGGGGCCGGGGCCCGCCCGTCGTTTATCGGCATTGCCTCGGACCTCTGGGGCGAGTACCTGTCGTTGTCGGCGGCGGACGCCCCGTGGTGGCTCAACTCGACGTCGGCCGGGTCGGTCAACCTCACCGACGGGACGGCCGCCGCCGCCGACCTGCGACTGTTCGTCGACACGGAGCTGCCCGCCGGTCACATGTTGGGCGGGGACCGGCGGGCCGTCACCCATTACGAACCACGCGGGAACCCGTTCCGCGTGCAAGCGGTGAACCTCCCCAACGGCGGCGTCGACATCGGCGTATTCGGGTTCGACGCCGTCCTGGTCAACGACGCCCGAGGCGTCGTCGACGTCACCGTCGGGACCCCGTTGCCGTGACCATCCCGGCCCCGGCGTACCCGGTTGGGTGGCTGTTGTTGGCGGACGTCAAACGGCAATTGGCGTTGGACAACACCGACACCACCGATGACGTCCTCATCAACGATTGCATCGAAGCCACCGAACCCGAGGTATGCCGGGCCCGGCCCGACGCATGTATCCCGCCGTCGACCCCGGCCGATTTCCCCGACGCGTACCGGGGCGGCGTCATGTTGGCCGCCCGGTTGGTCCGCCGCCGGAACTCACCGGCCGGTATCGAATCATTCGGCGAAAGTGTCACCTACGTGGCCGCGTATGACCCGGACCTGGACCGGTTCCTGCGGCGGGGCCGGTACCGGTTGCCGGGGGTCGGATAAATGGACCTCGACGCCGCCGCCGCCGCCATCGTGGCGGCCCTGCAAACCGCCGGTATCCGGGCCACCGTCGACGAACGGGAACTGAACACACCGGCCGTGTTCGTGGCCCCCCCGGCCCTGACGTACCGGTTCGGTAAGGGCTATTGGGACGCCGCGTGGACCCTGTCGGCCGTGGTCACCGACAACGGCCGCCGGGCGTCCCTGGCGGCCCTCGGGGACCTGGTCGCGGCCGTCCAAGATGCCCTAGGCGGCCGGGTCACGAACGGCCGCCCGATTGACCTTATTGTCCCCGGCGGGGCCGCCCCGCTACCCGCCTACGAATTGACATTCACCGAAAGGATTAGCCCATGACGGTATTCGGCCCCGGCGTGCTCAAAATCGGGGAAACCGCGACGTCAATTGACGCGTCGTGTCTAGTGAATGGTCTCAAGATCGAGGCGACCGCCGATTTCGGGGACCCGACGTGGAAACTCTGCGGGACGCAGAAAGCGGGGTCGCGCAAATTCACGTGGGAGATGACCGGCAACCTCGATATCGACCCCGAGGACCCGGACGGGTTGTTTATGCTCACGCAAACCGCGTACGGGACCGACGTCCCGTTTGTGTTCACCCCGAACAACACGGCCGCCGTCACGGCAACCGGGACGGTGACGTTGGTCCCGATGACGTTTGGTGCCGACGAGTACGGGGAGGACC